TACGCTTGTTCTCCCCCACGTTACCGAAATGGGCCACAGTAGTGGTTTCTACGGATTTCTTTGCCATGTAATCTTCGAGCCTCTTCTTGGTGAAGTTGAACACGATCTGCACGATCCAGTCCAGCGTCCGCTCATTGATTGCCCAGTCCAGCCAGTCCGGGGTGTACCCGCGCAGTACGGCAATGACATGGGCTTTCTTTTCTGCGCCTGCGCCACTACCGAACTTTTCCTCTGCGTTGACGATCCACTTGTACACAGTCTTTGCGACCACAAGGCCGTAACCCAGACGTACCGCCGCCAGCGCCGTGACCACAAGGCCGACCACCATGAAGATGCAGGCCAGCCATTCAGGGAATGCCATCAGAAAAACTTTCAGAATGTTCTCCATTTTGTTTTCCTCCTACTCTTAACCCACCCAACGGCTCTTTACCGCACGGGTGTCGATGTGTACCCAGCCAGCAGGACGACCAGTTTTTACCGGGTAACGTCCGATGCCGCCGGTGTTTTTCAGCAGCGTTTCGGCGTAGGTCGCGAGCGTTTCCACGTCCACGCCCTGAATCCGAATATCTGCCGCCATACCGTAGCAATGCTGACTGTACGTTGCGCCCTTGACCGCCTTGTTATGGGCGGCAGTGCGATATGCGCTGGTGATCGTAACAGCCTTTCCAAAGTGATTCCGGATGTTCTGCAACAGTTTCACCAACACATCATCAATAAAGATGGGGTCAGTCCCATCCTTGCAGCGAAACTCTTTCACGGCAAAATTTGCGGACAGTTTCTTGTTACCATCCTTTGCCAGTGAATAGGCTTTAATCGCCATTGTCGTTTTCTCCTTTCTGGCTCAATGCCATTTTGCAGCCGCTCGACCCGCACTCAGCCACCAGCACGGCAAATTCGCCGCGCTCTGCGGTCGTGTCCGCACCACTGGTTTCCAGCCGGGTCAGCAGGCTTTCGCACAGATCGGGCCAGCTTTTATGCTGCATAGTCTTCGCCCGTGATGTTCTTGTAGTCGTCGGCGGTAATTTCACCGCTTTCCACGCGCGCGGCCAGAACTTTCTTCACGCCAACGCGGCGGGATGCGGGCATCTCTGCCCAAGTCTTAGTGCCTGCAATCAGGCGGTTTGCCCAGATAATGTTCATGGTGATACCTCCTTATTCCTTGTTCAGCGCTGCGTCCAGCTCACACAGCGCGGTTTCGATGTCGGTCAAGCGCTTCTCGTTGGCCGCGTCCTGTTCGCACAGGGCATCTTCCATTTCAGCCACACGGTCGGGCAACTGTTCGTGCTCCTGCTGCTTCTTGGCTGCGGCTTCCTTCTCCTGCCGGGTGGGCAGATTGTCCTTTTTCCACTGAATCATGGTGACTGTCCTCCTTACTGGAAAGCGCCGGAGACGGCTTCGATGTAGCCGCCCTCGCCGGATTCGCCGCGCTCCACGCTGACGCGGAAGTTAAACGCCGCGCCGTTGGTGGCGGTTTTATTCTCAAAGACGATGTTCACGCCTTTTTTTACCTCGGTCGTGGCATCCTGCCAGACCGGGGAGCTGTCGAGTGCGTTGTTGGTCACTTCGGCTTTGAACTTCGCATCATCGGGGATGGAGCCGGTCACCTGAAGCACGGCAACGGTAATGTCTCCCTCAACGGCCAACGGTTCAGCCAGCGTCACGCTTGCGGTGTGGACGGCCTTGGTAAAGGTCGCGGACGTACTGACGGTTTCCTTGCCGTCGCTCACCTCAACGGTGATGGTGTGGTTGCCGTTCAGGATTTTCTGGAATCCGGCAGCGCTGGCCGTCTGCTCAAAGGTCAGGGCCGTGCCGCTGGCAACGCCGGTGCGGGTCTTGGTGGTCTTTCCGTCCAGCTTTTCGGTGACGGTCAAGGTGTCGCCGTCGGCATCCCTGACGGTGTACTTCCACGCAAAGGCCGCGTTCTTCCGCCCCAGAGCTGCGCCGTCCGTGCTGACGGTAGGTGCAGTGTTGACACTGACCGTGCCATCGTCAGAGACCACGAGTGTAGAGGGAAGAATGAAAGCGGGGCGAACACCATAGGAGCCGTCGTACCAGTCGTGGAAGTCGGAGCCATCGGCGCCGACGCTCCAGACGTAGTAGTCATTGCCGGTGTACGGAGAGCGCAGCCACCAAACGGCAGCGGAGCTGCCATTGTATGCAATACGCTTGCTGTTGCCGCCAGAGCTGTTGCCAAAGTACGCCAGCCGAACACCATCCTTGGGGAAATAGCCGTTGTCGCTGGTCGTCCAGCCAACCTCATAACCAGACAGCAGGAATACTTTCGTGCTCAGGCCATTGGAGCCGGTGGCAAGGCTGCCGCCGGAACCAGTGCCGTTCTGGTACGGGATTTTCACCTGCTTAATAGCCGCCCGGATGTTGCTGTCGATGAGGTTGTAGAACGTTCCGTTCAGGTATGTGTGGATGCTGGAATCCTTGTAGGAGTTATTGTTGCCGAACGTGGACGTGGTGTAGATGTCCTTCATCAGCAGCCACGTTCCGGCGCAACTCGAATCATAGGTGCTGGTGTTCGGGTTGCCCTGCTGCACAACAATAAAATCTTTGGACGCGCCGTTGACTTTGATTTTGACAATGCTGCCAACGGCTTTCGTGCCCAGTTTTACGTTTGCCATTGTTACCTCCTTGTTTTCGTTCAGGCCCACGGCATGATCTCCGCGGGCCGCGTGTTCTGCGATACAGAGAGGGACAGGGCTTTGTGCTGCTTCTTGTAGATGCAGCGGCATTGCCTCGCCCGCCGTCTGTCACGCGCGAGTTTGTTCGAGTTGATTTTTCGATGGATAGGGATTTTACAGTCAAGCAATTTTTCGAGCCGGTCAGCGTACTTGCGGCGTAAAGAGTAAGTATCACCATGGGCGGCATGGGCATCCCACGCATCAAAGCTCCGCAGGATTTCCTGCTTGGTCACTTCGCCTGCGGGGTATGCCGTCTCCCAATATCTGATCTTGTTCTTCATCCGCTTGGAGCTATCCCGGCGCAGCTTTTGGATGACCGCGCCGGTGTCGGTCAGGTAGCTATGGAATCCCAGAAAATCAATACCGTTCCGCAGCGGGAAAATGGCGGTTTTCTGGTTCAGCTCAAGGCCGTAACTGTCCATGAGCGCCCGAACATCCCGGAGAATGTACTGCAATTTCTTCTTGTCCGAACAGATGATGTAGAAATCATCCATGTATCGGCCATAGTATTTGATGCGGTACTTTTCTTTGATGATGTGGTCGAACTCGTCCAAAAACATGAGGGCGAAAAGCTGGCTCGTCTGGTAGCCCAGCGGCAAGCCGTCCTCCATCACGTCGATGTAGATACAAAGCAGCTCATAGACACGCGGGTCAACGCCGCGCTTGTCCAGCACGGCTTTGAGCTTGCGTTTTAGCTTCCGGTGGTCGATGCTGGCGAAGAAATGCCGCACGTCGCCTTTCAGCACCCAGCCGTCCGCGCCGTGGCCCTCACGGCGGTAATAGTCCACCATGTGGGTTTTCAGGCGCATCAGGCCGTCGTCTGTGCCTTTTCCGGTCTGGCTGGCGTGGCTGTCCCGGATAAAGCTCTTTGTCAGGGCATCATACAGGATGTTATCGACCAGAGCGTGCAGCACCACCTTGTCCACAAATGCGGGGGCGTGTACCATGCGGCGCTTCGGCTCGTAGACGGCAAAGACCTCAAACTTACTTGGCACATAGCGTATCTGCTGCCGAATGCTCCCGTCTGGCTGCCGCACATTGCAGACAGCCAGCTTACGGGAGAGCTTTTCCGTGCAGGCCAGCGCCTGCGCCTCGTACTCGATTGTTTTGCTTTTACTGCGCTTTCCCTTCCGGGCTTCAAGGTAGGCTTTGTAAAGTACCTCAAAGCTGCACAGTTCTTCGTATGTCAAAATGACCCTCCGCTGGTTCGCGTTACGGTAGTGGGCTGCATCCGGCAGGGGTGGCCCACCTCAGCGGGATGTATTTATCACTTGCCTGCATCGGCAAGCGACAGGATGCGGTTTCCTTTGATGGGCGCACTGCTTTCAGCTTATGCCTACTCGTCACACGGTTCCATCAGAGCGGGGCGAACACCATAGGAGTTGTTGTACCAGTTGTTGTTGTTGGAGCCATCGGTGTTGACGTTCCAGACGTTGTTGTTATTGTTGGTGTTCGGAGAGCGCAGCCACCAAATGGCAGCGTCAGACAAACAAACCGCACCCTTTATGCAAAGCGGTTGCCCGCTGTGCGTTTACGGTTCCGGGTAAAGGACGGCTTTCAGGGCGGCAGCCTGTTCGGTCAGCCGTTTCCGTTCCGCTTCTGCCCGGAGTTTTTCGGCACGTCCGCGTTCCGACGTGAGCCACTTCATCGCCGGGTATTTTACGTCCGTGACCTTCTTTGTCCAGATACCGGCTTTCTTCGCACTGATGATACCTTCCTCCGTGCAGATGGTCAGGTATTCCAGCAGTAGAGAGCAGCCGTCCACGACCGCGCCGATCTTCTCGACACGCTTGTCGTAGTCGGTCTGAAAATTGACGTTGTTCGCCGCGTGTGCATCCAGCAGGATTTGCCGGGCGGTCAGCCGGATGCCCTCGCCGTACAGCCGGAAAGTGCTTTTGGAAAAGCCCTCCCTGTCCCGTGTGTCGAGTGCATGGACGGCAGTGCCACACACCTTCTGGATGTCACGCACATCTTCGAGCGCTGCGACTTTCTGGATGATCGTTCGGGCATCGCTCCGGCTGATGTCGTCGGTGACGATGCGGGTTGCCCTCTGAGTGTAGCGCAACAGCTCCCGCGCATTCGCGCCGACCTTGAATGTTTCAGCCATCAGAACTCCACCCTTGCCTGCTCGGCGTTCCACACGCCGGTCACGGTCAGGCCGTCCAGACTGCCGAACGTGGCAGAAAACGGGTTTTTCGTGACGTTCGTGCCGAACTTCAGCTCAATGGCCTTGATGCTGGCGTTCATAGCTGCCACACTGGCACGGATGTCGCTGTGGGCGTTCTCCGCACCGTTGTGAGCGTCCACGGCTGCGCTGATGCGCTGGTCGGTCTCAGCCTTGGTGTATGCGTCCACCGCCGGACGCTGCGATTCAGACAGCTTACCATCCGCATCCAGCGTTGCCACGCCGCCGGGGGCACCGGCCTGTTCTGTTTTCAGATAGCTGGATTCATCGTTCGACACGCCCGGCACGGCGACATTCACGTTTCCATATGCCATGTGTTAGTCCTCCTTTGGCTTTTCGCCCTGAATGATCCGGTACTCAGCAGTCAGCGCTTCCGCCGGGGCTTTCTTCGCCCAGATACAAATTTTCCCGGTCTGCGTTTCGCAGGTCTGACAGACACCGCAGTCCATCGCGGCGGTCAAACTGTTCGGCGACAAGATGATGTCTGCGCGATCGGTCGCCGTCACATCTGCGGCAGTGATGTCATAACGCATGGGGTATTCCTCCCACGTTTCATCCTCCACCCAGCCGTCTGCCTTGATCGTGACAGACACAGAGGACAGCCGGTCAACCTTTGCCCTGTCCATTTCCTGCATTGCTTCCAGCGTTGCATTGGACAGCTCACTTGCCAGACTTGCCGCATACTTCTTTGCTTCCTGTGCTACCAGTTTCAGGTGGGTTACGAGTGCGATAATATTCATTCACGCTTGTCCTCCCTAAAAAAGCAGGCGAGACCGCCATGTGACGGTCTCGCCCCTCATACTTCTTTGGTAAGGTCAGTCAGCTTATGCGCCGAAAACCTCGGTCAGCATAGCGGTCACATCGCTGTCGGATGCGACGGTGCCGTGGATCACATCGGACGGCTCAGTGTACACGGTGGTGTCCACGCCGTCGATGGTGATATGACCGTTGGTCTCGCTGGCGGCGGTCTTGGTGGCACCAGCAGAAATGCCCTTCAGCTTTTCGCCCTCTGCATTGGTCATCAGACGCTTGCCGGTCTCAGCGGCCACGAAGTCGGCAGGCTTCTTGCCGGAATCGGTCAGGTTGCCGCTTTCATCCAGAGCGGCGAAGTTGCCAGCGGTGGCGTTCTTCACCTTGTCGGCCTTGCCGCTGATGTCCACATACAGACCATCGTCCTTCAGAACCAGGACGTTGCCGGCAGCAGCGGAAACATTGACCTTGACATCCACCTCATAACCAGCGATGGTAACGGTGGTGGAAGCATCCTTTCCGGTGGCCTTTGCCTTATAGGTATCGACCAGAGCAGACATATCGAGGAAGCTGTAGGAGCAGCTGTCAGGGTTCTGGCCCTTCACAGCCAGAACCATAACGGGCTTACCTGCCAGCTTGGGGTCGGTAGCGCCGGGGTAGGTCTCGGTGCTGAATGCGAACTTCTGCACGAAGGTGGTCTTAGCCTGATCGAGGAACAGCTCCTTCGGGAAGTCGAAGGTGAATGCCGCAGTACCGGACTTATCAGCGCTAGTGTAGAAGCTGACAGTGTTGCCGGAAACGCCCAGAGACTTAATGGCCTTGGAAACGTCGGTGTTGATGTTGTCGATCTCGGCCTTGGTCTTTTCGGCCAGAGCCTTCAGAGCAGCCAGACGGACGAGAGCATTTGCATTGTAAGCCATAGTAAAATACCTCTTTCTTATTTGTTCATGATAAAATATCCGGCTGCCCAGACTTCCCGGACAGCCGGTCGATTACAGATTGTGCATTACTCGCCGAAAATCTCAGTGAGCATTTCGTTTGCTTCGTCGTCCGAAGCAATGGTCACAGCGGCAGCGCCCAGCGGGGCGAGGTCGCCTGCGGCGTTCTGGATCACATACGGGGTAGCTACACCGTCAACGATGACGGAAAGCAGCTGGCCGATGTAGGCAGTGGGATTGGTCTTTGCGTATGCCTGCGCGGTTTCCATGGACGGCCACACGGCGGTCTCATCCAGTGCGAAAGCATCCTGCCGCTTCATAGCCAGCGGGAACTCCATGTCGGAATACTTCTTTGCGGTATTGTTCACAGCCATTGTTCAGCCCTCCTTTAACCCAGCGTGACCTTCAGCACTGCGGCGTTGCCATAGGCAACAGCAGGCTCAAAGATCCACACATTGTAGGTCTTGGCGGAATAGCCGTTCGCACCCTCAACGGGAACAGTGGACTTGACAAAGGTGCTGGTGACATCTGCGTTCATGGCGGTCTCGTTGATGACCTTGGTGACGCCCTTTGCAGTCGCAATGCAGGCGATTGCCACACGCTGCGCACCGACGGGGACGTTGATGGTCAGCGTACCAGCGGCATACGCCTTGCCGCTCTTAGTCAGACTGCGGATGTAGTCGCTGTTCAGCGTGGGCTTCTCGGCGGTGGCACCGTAGAAGTAATTTCGGAACGGCGCGTACACAGCGGTCTCCTTCGACTTCGTGCCTGCTGCGATAGCCACAGCGGGGTTGGAGTCGGAGCCGAGGTTGTCCTTTGCGGTAACACCTGCGCCGTGCGTCGCAGTGGCCTTGTACTTCAGGCTTGCCACAGCGTCACCGCCAGCATCACCGATGACGAAACCAGCGCCGCCGTTGTTGTCGGAGCCAGCAGCCAGAGAAGCGGTCTCAGCATTTGCGACCTCGGTCGTCGCCTTGTCGGTGATACGCTCGACCTTCCAGTTGGTGGCGGTAACGCCGGTGGCCGGGCCGTACTGGTAGGAGCCAGCATTCAGCGTTGCGCCAGAGTAGGCCGCAGCAGCTACCTTAGTGCCGGCCTCAACAGCACCAGCACCGATCAGCGTGAACGTGCCGATGGACGGCTTGGCGGTGATGCTGGGCTGGAGCCGCTTGCTGAAAATCTCGGTCAGGGCATCCATGACGCTCTTGCCTTTGGTGGAGAAAATGGACGTGCCGTTCTGGCTCTTGGTCAGGTTGCCAACCTGCGTATAGCCACCGGCCAACGTGATGTTGTCCCGCAGGATCACCTTATCTGCATCCACGCTGCCGGTCATTGCGGCCCACGCCGAACCGTCATAGAAATAGGCGGACTGCTCATAGGTGGAACCGTCCACGGTGGTGGTCACGACAAAGACATCGCCCTTCTTGGGCTTCACGTCCGTGTTCTGGGCGAAGTAGCCGGAGATCACGCTGTCGTCGGAAGTGGACAGGTCAGCTTTGGTCGCGGCGTACACCGTGCCGCCCAGACCGCCGGAGACAGCTTCCAGCTGTTCCTTGGTGGCGTAGCCGGAAAGATCAACAGTGGTATCGTCCAGCAGGACGACCTCATCATTGACCTTTGCGTAGATGTCGTAGTGCTGCGTCTTGTCGTTCATGACAAGATACATGATGTTTTCCTGCGCTGCGGATGCGTCAGGGATGGCTTCCGCCACCTCAAAGCGGGCATGACCTGCCTTGGAGATGGACTTGAGCCATTCCTGCTGCAAGCGTGCAGCGGTGGATTTGAGAGCTTCGAGGGTCACAAACTTGTTGTCTGCCATATAAGCCTCCTGTTATGCCGGTGTTTCGTTCAACTTTCTGCGGGGAAAATCTCGTCCAGCATCTTGTCCGTGTCTGCTGCAGAGACGACTTCATCCTGTGTGATACCGCTGGTCGATGCGGAGATCGTGCCGTCTGCCGACACGGAAACGCCAGAACCGATTTTCACGCCGCCAAGCCGGGTCGCCGTCGCCACAGGCAGCACATAGGCGGAACCACCGCCCGCCGTACCTCCCGGTGCCCACAGCGCCACCGTGGCGGACATATCCGCCGTCGGGATGTTCCTTGCCCAAAAGCGCAGGACACCGGCGAGAGCCTGCACCGTCGGACAAAGCCCGGCACGCTTTGCGACCTCAATGGCCGCTTTATGTAAGGCAACACTGGGGAACATTTCCTCCGTCACGTCGTCAACTGCAACATCAACAACACACCGGAAGTCATCCATCCCCAGCATTTCCTCGTCATCAGATTCCCGCTGCCAGTCCCAACCGTCTGCGGGGATCGTGATGTCCTTGATAATAGCAGCCCCGCCAGAGCTGCCCTGCTCCTGAATAAGAGCCTTGACCTGTTCTTCGCTTACAACGTCCCCGGATTCCTTGAGGGATTTCATGGCGTTGCCGACGGCGGCGGTGATGGCATCGGCGTGAGCGGAAGCATCTTTGTTGTGCTTCTCGACTTCTGCCTTGACCATTTTTGCGAGAGCCTGCATCTGCGGGTCAACGGTAATGCTGATATTGGCCTTGTTCGACACAGCAAGCAGCGCCGACAGCTCAATCTCAAAATCGCCGTTCACTTTCGTGGACGGGACCTCCACTCCGCGTGCATCCTGCATAATAAACAGGAGTGTTTCGGCATCGTCGTTCAGCCTGCCGTAAACGCCCACCTGATGCATGATGTACGTTTCATCTGCACCGGTGATCTGGATTTTTACCCGCCGAGCCGTCTCACCGCCGCTTTCAACGGTTTCGATGTCCAGCAATTTCAGGTCATGTGTTTCGCCGCTTACCCCGGTTTCCTCCGAAAGGTCTGCGTCAGCCGTACCGGTGCCGCTCACAGCGCGGGTGATTACCAGCGCACCACCGGAGAGAGATTCCGACAGCAGGGCGGCACCGGCGGCGGTGTAGTTAGATTTTTCCCAACTCACGTTGTCTGTCCTCCAATAACAATGTTTATCGCCGTGTGCGACCGCTCAACGGTGCCCGCCGTAAAGGCTCGTGCTTTCACTGCCTTTGCTTCAACGGCACCGGGCAGCGCCACGGCAACCTGCATTTTCGATCTTCCGACCGCACCGGCAACATACGCCTTTGCGCCGATTTCCCGCGGCTTGATCCTACCGGGGACCTTTACGGTGCAGGATGTCGCCATGCCGCAGGGTGCGGCGGCGATATAAGCGGGCGACCGTTCATGCGGTTCGACGATGTAGATGATGTGCTCAAGGTGAGCGGTACAGCGCCGGGCATAACCAAGGCGCTTTTCAATTTCTTCCGGTGTGTAGTAAATGACACCATCATCGGTAATGTCTACGTTCATTCGCCAGTAGCCCGGCCTTCCTCCGTAGTCATACCATTCACTTATCTTCACATTCGGATAAATCGAGGACAGCGCCTTTTGGACTGCCCACTCCGTTCCACAGTACCGACGGACTTCCAGCGCAGTTTTGATGATCCTGCGCTTTGTTTCAATCGGATAGCTGGTGTCGTACCAGTCAACGCGGAACTGAACCGCAAGAATATCCAGAACCGCCTCATCTGCACGGTCAATATCCGTGTAGATTTTCAAGCGTTCGGCAGCTTCCAGTTCCTTCTTGCGCCGCTCCCTGAAAACTGCATCAAGGATCTGTACCCATGGCTCTTTGGCAACATCAGGCGGTAGCCCTTCGACTAGGCCGACTTCGTGGAGTTCAATCATCTTCGATTCCTCCGTATGTCACCTTGCAGCTTCGGAGCTTTGCCACCTGAATTTCGGAGACGGTTGTTTCGACCGGTGCCAACAGACGTGGTCGTTTCGCGCCAGCTTCCCGTACACGCATAATCAGCTCCGCCGGTTCGATGTCCCGGCCGATTTTTCTCTGCCAGGTTTCATACTCCTTCACAGCTGCTTCCACATTTTCCTGAATCGTCGATGCATTCTTGACATTGCTCAAGGCAATATGGTAAGTAAGCTCGATGTCATACGGGATTTCTTCCGGCGCATGGCAAAGAACCAGATCACCCATCGGGCGCTTTACCGTGTCGAAATATTCCTGCATTCCGGTACATTCTTCCCTTGTCGGAACTCTGCCTCCGGCCATCAGAAAGTAAATGTGGATCGTGTATCCTTCCTTGCAAACGATCTTCGTATCTGCCACATCGGACCGCCAGCTCGATGCAAAGTATTCATAGGCATCCACCGGACCGGCCACGGAGAAAATCGAAGGTGCATAGTTGATACGTCTGGTAAATGAATCGTCACCTTCCGTATCCGTACCGCCCGTGCTTGCCGAAACACTTTTTGCCCCGGACACATACGGGATAGGATCCACCAGCACATTGATTTCGCCTTCGGCAATCCCATCGCTGTTGCTTCCTGCCTCATCCGCCACGGCAACTACGTCCACGGTCAGTTCGCCGGGCAAGATCTCCGCATACTTTTCGGTTTTGAAATACCGTTTGTCTGCCGTTCTCACCTGTGTTCCTTCCGGGATTCCGGTTGCACTCGTTCTCGGCGCAGACAGTGTGAATCGAATAACCGCCGTGGCTTTTCCGGCTTCCAGGCGTTCCACTCCAACAAGCGGAGCAAGGTTGTCCAAATTCGGCCCCGTGCTCGTAGGCAGCAGTTCCGCTTTCAGACACGCCGTGCTGTACTCCATGTTGTGATGCGAACGATGTGCCAGTGTCAAAAGGACAAGCCGTGCTTCAGAACACCGTTCCAACGATACCTCACCGTTGAAAAGTTCTTTGTTGTACTTGCCAAACAGTGCCTTGCAATCGGCCACAGCTTCTTCCAGCGTTTCTTCGCCTTCAATGTCGATGTCCGGGATGTTCTCAAACTCTTTTATTTTAGACAAGCTCGTACACCACCTTTGGAATTACAACGCCATGCAGCACATCACTGTCCAGCCAGTCCACCCGCACCACTCTTGCCCGCGGCTCAAACGATGCGGTTTTCTCTGTTACCTCAGCCACATATAATCCCTTTGCCACCGGAAGTGGCTTATCGACAAATATGTTTGGATTGATTCCGAGTTCTCTGTCGCCCTCTTGGCTCCCGATTGGTGTGGAATACAGTGTGCGAAGGCACTTTGCAATGTCCTGCACTTCTTTTTGTTTTTCGCTGTCACCGGACAGCTCAACCACCGTGCTGCTGAAGTCGATCATATGTACTCCTTTATGGTCAGGCTCACCTTGCACTGCATCAAAAGCCCGTGTTTTATCACCGAATCCCAGCTGTCGCTTATTTCAGTGACCCGAAACTTGTTTTGCGATACCGGTGCAAACCCGATAATCAGGTAATGAATCTCTCCGTTCTCTGACATTTCTGTCAGACGGTTCAGCATCTTGCGAGGATTCACGCCGAGTGCTGCATCCAGAAGAATATCAAAGGTGTACTCTCTCAGTTTCGGTGATAAATACTCTGCCCGTGCTTTCCCTCCCAGAACTTCATGTTCCGCCCAGTTTGCGCCGGTCGTCCCCTTGAAGTTTGACGGGGTGAGCACACGCAGGTGTCCCACGGAGAAAATCACATCGCCGAAAATTCCAACATACATTCCAAAACCTCCTTACAGGGGTGCGGATGTTTTCTTGCCAAGGTTTCCGGTGTGCGTATGCGATACCAGCGATTTGCCGGACACAACAACATCGCCACCTCCGCCCTGGATGTTCACTGTTCCAGCGGTCGCATTGATGGTCGATGCCGTCATTTTCAATTCGCCGGATGCTGCAAGCGTGATCCCCGCCGGGGATGTCACCTTGATTTCTCCGCCCTCGCTGATGGTCACGGTTGCACCGCCCACCTGGATCTCAAGACTTTTCGCCTTCAGGATTTTCTTTCCGTCCACATAGTCGGTCAGTTCTTTTGCATTTGCATCAAACTTCCGATATGCCTTTCCTCGTGAGTTGGCATAATCCTTTCGGTAGACTTTTTCTTTTCCTTCAGGCGGTTTGTTCTTTTCATTCCAGACGGTGCCCACCACAACAGCATCCTCCGGGCTTTCTCCTGGATGCAGGACAAGCACAAGATCATCAACTTCCGGTGTCTGGTACTCGCCATTGGACAGAAACGGCACCATTTCCGTAACGGTGTCGTCCCTGTCTGGGTAAGTAACTTCGCACTTTCCAGCCTCATAGTCGATAGAACTCACATTGCCGAATCTCACTTCACTGCTCATGCGAAATCCTCCTTTTCCACTTTGCTGGCCTTGACCTGTGTTTTGTAGCCGCTGGATGGAGATATGCTGTGTTCCATCTGATCAACGAAATACTTTCCGTCCATCTTTCCATAGCCAACTAGGTTAAAGCACTGCGCTGAAGCGCCGGCCGGATAGCCCAACATCGTAAAACTGATCTGGGTTGCTCCGTGGTTGGCATTCTTGATGGCCGCTATCAGGCGGGCTTTTGCGTCTGCCTCGCTGCTTACCTTTCCAGTAAGTTTAAGCTGGCGTTCGTCCGTGCCCACCTTGACGTTGATATTGATTTTTTTCTGTTTGTTGGTGTAGGTATAAAGGCCGCCCGTGTATGTTCCAGTCAGCTTTGTGTTCCACTTGAAACTTCCCGGCTCTACGCACAGGGCCGTCGGATTTCCAACGGGCCGGCTCTCATATACCGTCCATACAGGATCTTTCGCCTTGTACTTTTCCCGGTCGTACACCCAGAGCTTTGAAGTGTAGACTTTGATAACCAGTGCATAGGTGCTGCACAGATCTTGCAGAAAGGCACTATCTGTTCCGTCCTGTTCCTTTGCATCAATGCCGTGGTCGTCTCCCTCAAACTTCAGCTCCAATTTGTAACGGCCTGCAATGGTTTCAGCGATTTTCTTTACGCTGGTGTTCTTCCATGTAAAGGTCCGGTTTCTCTCACTGAAGCTGGTGTCGTTCGGCTTTGCCACGCCGCCCATCGTCAGCGAATCAGGTGCACCGGCAAAACTAAGATCATCCAGCACGAATGCCCCGCACTCGGCGCTGTAATCTCTGTAGCCGCTCTCAATGCCCCCGATATTCCAGTCCTTTACAACAATAGCCGGGTAGAGCTTCACGCCCTTTTCCGGCATCCAGTCATTTTTCCATTTGGCAGCTTTGGCATTGACTGTAATGCTCACACTGTCGCTTTTGGATTCAGCCACATCCGTGTACTTGAAACTTTCCAGATCAGGTGCGATTTCTTCCGAAATATCGGTTTTCTCGTAGGTCAGAAGAACCGCAGCCTGCCTTCCTTTGGGTCTCGCTGCTGTCAGTACCATCATGCACCTGCCTTCCAGGGCGGAAGGTCTCCGCTCTTTTCAGCCGGCAGAGCTGGTGTTGACAGCACCGTGCCGGAATCGAACCGGACGATATGGATATATCTGGGGTTGTTCTGCATCAGCCAATCGGCTTTCAGCTCGCTTCCGTACACGTTCAGGGCAATCAGATCCCAGGTGTCACCGGACTTTGTGGTGTAATCAAGTGCCATACTGCGTGCGCCTCTTTTCGCGTTCGTACCGTTCCACATACTCGCAGAACTTCTCGTAACCTTCGTCCATAATGGAACGTAGATCTTCGGCATTCATGCTGCCGTAGATGGTGAAGTTTGGTGCATAAACATATGTGTTTCCGCTGGAACTCGTATAGGTACGCTGGTAGCTGTTGCTCGATCCACCGCGCTGGTTCCCGGTGCTGCCACCAGAAGCATCTTCGCTCCCGCCGATGGGCTTCAGCTCTACTTCCTGCTGGTAGTTCTGAAGGTCTGCCAGCATCGACAGATTTTGCCTTGTCAGTTCGCTGTTTCCAGCCGTCGGGAAGAAGTTTACATTGCTCAGGTCGTAGTTGTCCGGGTTTGCAGCGTATTCCAGCTTTGCCTTTTCCGCATCTGCTCCCCGGATAAACCGGATTGCCTTCTGAGTATTTTCGTTTGCAAGAACAGACTTGGCACCAGCAATCACTTTCCCGATTCCGGTGTTCAGCAGCTGTTGGGCTTTGCCCTGGTCATCCGACACGGTAGGTGTCGGCATTGCCGCCAGAGTTTCCAGCCCATCTACTGCATAGTTGGCGATCTCCGTGATACGGCTGAACGCCACACCAGCGTCGGACCCCAGTACCAATGCCGCTGCAACAGGCTGAACCATAGTGTCAAAACTTTGAGCCACCTGGTTGTAATACTGCTGGCGATGTGCTCTGTTGAAGTCTATCAGGTTAGAATCTTCTTCTGTAAAACCACCGTCCGCGAACATCTTCGGTTTTCTGCCGGGCAACCCCAGCAGATCACCCAGACCAACGCCCAGCAGCTTACCAGCGGTCAGCCAGGTATCAATGTTCTTTTCACGAACGCCGCGCCGGAAGCTGATAACGGCTTCCGGGCCAGCCTCACCAGCAATAGACGGTCCCTGCGTCATGCCGCCGTTGGCAAATGCCGGGACAGACACGGGTGACAGGTTGAATCCGAACGACTTACCGCCGATCACCGGAACCGGAATGCCGAACAGTGTTTCCGGTATTGTGAGCTGAATTTTGTTCAGCGCCCCAATGATGAAGTTGACCGCTTTCACGCCGATGGTTGCAACCTGCTTCAGGAAGCCGATGATTCCCAGAATCACAGGCTCTACCACAGGAAGCACCTTACCCACCAGATCCACCGCCACCTTGATGGCGTTGACCAGTGTGGTGCCTACCAGGCTTACCACCGTAGACAGCAGCGGCATGACCGCCGGAATGCCTTCATTCACGATAAAGCCGAAGATCTCAGTCAGCACCGGCTTGATGTGGTTTACTCCCAGATCTACAATCTGAGAGAACACACCGGCGAACGATTCAATCAACGGCATAACCGTCTGGATGGCAGGGGTCATAGCTCCGAACACGTCGCCCAGATTTAGCCCTCCGATACTGAAGCCGGATAGCTTTTCCTGGATGCTCTGCAAGCCCTCCGGGGTGGTGAGTTGCCCGAACACCTGCTTCACGGTGTCGCCGATACCCGCTATCTTTCCGGTGAATTTGTCAAAGACGGCAAGCCCGCCTTCGCCAAATACTGTTCCGACGATGTTGCGGATGTCCTCGAAGTGATCTCCCAACAACGAGACTGCCGCAACGATTGTACCGATGCCGGTAATAACCGGGCCGAATGTGCCAAGCAGTGCCATGAATCCGCTGCCCAGTTTTGCGGCCACTGGGCCTACCGTCGTACCCAGTACGTTCAGCCCTGCGCCGCCGACATTCAAAGCTCCCTTCACCGTGCTCAAAGCGCCGCCGCCGATTTTGGATGCTGCACCCGCCATCTTGCTGCCGACACCGAGGACGGTAGAACCCACTTTGGACTGGCTGACGGTCTGCCATGCATTGGACAGCCCATTTCCAATGACCGTCTTTCCTGCACCGAGGAAATTTTTCACTCCACCGGCCATACCTCCAAGGTCAAGACCGTTCGGTCCTGCAATGCCGGAAAGAATCTGTCCCGCAACACCGCCGGTCTTGGCGATAAATCGTCCAACCGGATTGCCGCTTCCGAACCCCACCAGAGCATTTTTCAGGCCGCCCAGCGATTGCCCGACATTGGAAACATACCTACCGGAGCCGGAGTTTTTCAGCACGCCCAGCAGGCCACCGTTCGTGCTAGCTTCCAGCACATCATTTACAAAACCGGTGTTTCCTTTCTTGGTTCCGCTTCGCAGGCCCTTGAAATTTTTCAGTGTTGCCCAGATGCCGACACCAGCGCCGTCCAACGTCTGCCCAATTTTTCCAAGGCGCGTTGTGGGCTGCTGCGCTCCGGCACCGGCCATCTGAACGCCGTACTTTGCATTTTCAGCAAACATTCCGGCATTCGATTTTACAAAGGATGCGCCACCAACTGCCCGTTGGATCAGGCTTGTGGGTGTCAGTGCGCCCATCAGATTTCGGACAGTGATGCCTCCGAATGTTCCGCCTGGGGCACCGCTCGGTTTTCCGCCGATTGCAATGTTCCCGATGGTGTTCAGCAGCGAGGATCCTGTGCTATAAGCCGTCGGTGCAAAGCTCATAGCTCCGAACGCCGCGACTATGGCAGCAATGGCCCCTGCCACTTCCGGCCCATGCTCTGCAGTGTAGTCGATGCCCTTCTGGATCCACGGCAATGCCGCCTGCGCCGCATTGCCAATTCCAAGCAGCGCGGAGTGCAACATCGGCAGAATGCCATTGACGATGTTGGACAGATCTGGCAAGCTCTCGGTGATACCGTTTGCTATGTCGATCCACATGGATGTCAGTTCTTTCTTTGCCGGAAGGAACTGATTGCCCACATTGATAAGCAGGCGGTCTGTCGCATTACTTGCCATCTGGCTTACCGCTTTGCCGGTGTCCAGACGAACAAGCAATTCTTTCTCCATGCTGCCGCTGTATGCGCTGGTATCACCAGCCATAAGCAAGGCATTCTGGAACGCAGGCAAGTTGCCCACAATTTTTGAAACGCCCTCAATGGCCCACTGTCCAAACAGTGTCTTGATGGTCGCAGTCTGCTGGTACTTGTCCTGTTTCGAGATCGCCTCAAAGACTTTGTACAGAGTGCTTGCTGCACCATCTTCTCCGTTCGGCCCGGTGGACTGCATATCCTTTGCAATCTGCACAGGATCAAAACCGAGTTTGTTCCATGCGCCCACCTGCGCATCCGTTGCACTGTTGCCAAGGGTGATGTTTGTAAACACACGGTTCAGGCTTGTTCCAGCCTTTCCCTCATTAACGCCCATAGCCAGCATGGTGGCTGCCAGCGCAGAGGTCGTGTGCAGGTCAACGCCGGCTGTCTGGCCGACACCGCCGGACGTATTCACCACGCTGGCGATTTCCGCCGCCGTGGTAGCCATGTGGCCGCCCAGATAGTTGATGGAATCTGCAATGTCGATAATCTGGTTGTGGGTCTTACCAAAAGCGGTTTCCCACTTTGCCATATAATCGGCCGCAGACTTTGCATCAATGTCCCACGCGGCAGCTAGCCGGGCCGTATCGTACAGGTAGCTTTTTTCTCCGGTTTGCTGGTTATCCAGAAAGATTTGCTCATAGCTCTTACCGGACTGTCCCAGCGATGCGGCGATCTGCGCCATCTCGTCCCGTTTGATTGGGACCTGCGTAGTCATCTTGAGGATTGCGTCCTCCATGGTGGCACGCTTTTCCGGGTCAATGCTGCCGTCATCGTTCATGATGCCGCCAACATACTTGACTGCATCTGCCGCCTGGGCTTGGTATTCCTCTGCCATGGAGGTTGTCTTTTTAATCATGACAGCGGACGCAGTTGTCAGCGTCGCCATGATTCCAAGCCCAGTCTTTCCGATTACGCCCAGAGTGTTTGCTACCGTGCTGCCCAGCGACTTTGTTCCCGCCAGTGCGCTCGCCAGATCACCGGTCAGCCCCTTCGTCTGCTTTATTGCAGTTACAAGGGATGGGTCCACCTTGCCCATGATGCGGATGCTGAGGTCTAGTGCTCCATTTCCCGCCATACGTCTGCCACCTCGTTACACAGATCCACCAGCTCCCGCCGGGGCAGGTGCAGCAGATCCGTCATGTTGGAATGCGTGGCAATGGATAGCTGGATAGCTGCTTTCCGAAGTCCTTTTGCCCCGCCTTTTACTCGAAAAAATCAGAGTTTACGGCATCGCGCAGCTTGACCGCCTCGCACAGCGGCAGACCGGCAAAGAAGTCCACCGGGTAGCCGGTGCCCATGCTGGCGATGATGCAGCAGTACAGGTAGTTGCGATGCGTATTCACCGGTGCAAATCCGCCCGCAGCCATACGGTTTTCTGCCATGGATTCGCTCATAGTGTTCAGTTCGCCCACGCCGGACAGGTCGATGCTGTCAAAGGTCTTGCCCTTCAGTTCCGCCTTTTCGCTGCCCTCGTAGGTGTAGGGCGCTGCAAACTTCAGGGTGTGAGATTCCAGCTGCTTTTTCACTTCATCGGCGTTCTCGCTGTTATCCATGCCCTTGATAACCGCCGCCTGCACTTTCTTGATCTTGCCGCGAGGCATGAGCTTAAAGAACTCCACAGGCTTGCCGGTTGCCTTAACGGCCATTTCCTGTGCAAAGGAAGTGGTCATTTCCATCACGGACATGGCTGCCATCTCGTTGCCGATGTTTTTCTGGATGTCGATCAAGTCCTGCACGGTCATCTTCTCCATGCCAGACAGATCCAGACTGTCATACTCCTTGCCCTCAAACTTATAGGGCTTGTCGAACTTCACGATATTGTCCATTGCTGTTTCCTTTCCAAAAGACAATCAGCCGCCCCACGCCGGGACGGCTGACTTCTTCATGTATCGGGTTTAGATAAGGGCGTTGATCTCGGCACGCATATCCTCGCCATCAACATAGTAGCGGCCTGCAAACTTGTCGATGTCGATAACGGTAGTGCCGTCAACCTCCATCAGGTAACGGGTAACTTCCAGCGTGGTGGTGCTGCCCATGGTGTCAGCACGCTTCAGCTTGCCGGGGTCCAGCTCCTTGGGGCGACCACCCAGAACAACGCGCAGACCCTTGTAGGTATAGCCGCCGTTCTTGTTGTCGTTCTGCATGGCAGCACGCAGAGTGATCTGGATGTTCTTGTTGGGGTTCATCATCTTGGTGGCGAAGCTGTACATGGTGTTCCAGTTCAGAGTTGCCTCCATGGATTCAAACTGACCGGGCACGGGAGAATTGACTTCGCCTGCAATGCCCATGCCGGACACGGAGGTGGTCTTGTTCTTGATCTTGGGCAGGGTGACTTCATCTGCCAGACCAATCAGCAGGTCATCTTCCGTATACGCATTGTAGTCATTGATGACCTGGGGAACCAGGTCGCTGGAAATATTCAGAGCCATATGTCATTCCTCCTGCTTACAGAGACAGAGCGGAGGTCAGCGCGCCGGCCTCGTACTCCATGGTGTTATTGATCTGCTTAAAAGGCGGGAACGGCGTGCAGAACTGATAGAAGGAGTAGTGGCCTGCAACCAGTTCAGCGGTCGTGTTGCGGTCGGGGTCTGCCTTCATGCTGTAGCTGGCGCATACCTCGGTAGAGACATAGACGCTGCCCTTCATGTTCTCGCTGTCGATGATGGACTGAAGGCGCTTCTTGTTCATGGGCTTATCCAGCTTGCTCATGTTGTCCAGAACAAAGCTGGTCCAGGAGTGGTTGAAGAAGCGGCGGACACAAAGGAAAGCGTCCTTCGGGTCGGTGTTTTTCGGGTAGCAGCAGGTCTCATTGCCCCACACAACAAAGTCGCCGGAGCGGATGAAGGTCGCCACGCCCTGCTCATTCAGCACATTGCCCTGCTCCTGATCCATCAGGACTTCGGTGCCATCTTCCAGGCAGGCGGAGGAAATGGGTACGCTGACATTGGACGGGCTGGCATTAGGCGTGTCGTTGTACAGGCTGTCGTTGTAGACTGCCGCAGCAGCGGCCAGAGAGCTACCGCTGTAGATGGTTCTGCCGATCTTGCCGTACAGCCACAGGCCATATGCTTCACGAGAAGTTGCGCCCTGCTTGACCTTCTGGTTTGCCACGTCGGTGTACTTGCGTGCACCGGAAGCGGAACTGTCGATGTCAACAAAGCACACTGCATCGAAAACGCCATTGATCTTGCGGCACTTTGCCTGGAGCGCTGCGCACACCATGGGATCCTTGGAGAAGCGGGGTGCCAGCAGAATGCCGGGAACCATGCCCAGCTTGGGGAACACCTGTCTTACCACTTCCAGTCCGGTCTCTGCACCGGTGGCCGCATTCACGCCGCCCACGATGTCGGCAGCGGTGATTTTGGTCGGGTCAAGAATGGAGCCGGAAATGGTCAGAGCCGTTGCGCCGTCGCCTTTGCCGCCGTTGACCAGGGCGATGCTCACAGTGCCATCATCATTGAAGCTGGCCGAATAGTCCTCGTCCGCCGTGAGCACGGTCTGCTCCTTCTTCACGACCAGCTTTTTCAGCAGGATGCCGGTCTCGTCGATCTCTGCAATGCCGTCATTCACCTGAACGGTCTTGTTGGACAGTTCAGTGATGTGCTTTGCATTCGCAGGATCCAGGACGTTGACCACGACGATAGGGGAAATGCCCATCACCTGAAAACTGGCGCTCACCGCCTCACACAGGGTATACTTTGCAAAATCGTCGGAATAGCCCACTGCGGCGGCAGCTTCTTTGAAGGTATTCACCAGCATCGGCGTATTCACCGCTGCTTCCGGGTCATCCAGCATATTAACGGGGGCCGTACCCACAACGATCTGCAGGCCGGAGTTGACCGTTACCGGAGCGGTGACGCTGGTCGCTGCTTCGGTCTTGTTAAAGCCATGAGAAATAGCCATTTGTCATATCCTCCTTACTTCATCAGGTCGGTGGCCTTCTTGTAGAGAATGTTCTCTCTGGTGCCGTCCTGTTCGATCTTCACGCGCATTTCTGCGAGCTTGTCCAGCGGAACGATCAGCGCCTTCAGGAACGGCACCTGCTCCACTTTTTCTTTCAGCTTTTCGGGCAGGCCATCCACGAATACGGTGTACTGCGGGGCAATGCCCTTGACGGTCGGCCCGCAGTACGCCGCAGCGCCGGTGGTTTCCGTCACAGGCTGTGCTTCTTTCACAGCCTCGGTTTTCTTTTCGGTCTTTTCGATGCTCATATCAAAGCCTCCACTTCTTCGTTTTTCAGGGTGTTGGGCGTTTCGCAGATCAGGTTGACAATGCCCCAGTAGTAGAAGTCCATGTCATCATCCGAAAGATCCCATTTGCGTGGATATCCCACTTTGAAAGCCTCGCCAAACACAGGCTTCCGCTTGAAGTGCTGCATGATGGCTTCGATGATGTTTCCGGTGTCCTCATATCCCTGCCGGTCTGTTTTCGGGTCATAACAGCAGATGATAAGCTGCAAAAGGACCAATTGCGGATCCTTTTCGTTCACCACCTCGCCACTCGTTCTTGATACGATGATGCACGGGAAGTTGGATCTATTGGTATCCACATCGTCGTCATCATCGGTCGGGGACGGGATAAACTGCTTGAAGATCTTCAGCGGTTTTTCGCCTTCCTGCCCCGTGAACTTCATATCCCGGAACAGTTCCTTCAACTCGTCAATCATGGCCTGCTGGCACATTTCGCTGGTATAGCCGGTGATTTTTTCAGCCATATCAGATCACACCCTTTCGTTTTGCATTGGCGATCAGTTGCCGGACGCGCCGTTCCGTGTTCTGCTGCAGCATCTGCTCCACCGTCTGCTCCTGCATCTCCCACACGGTATGGTGCATCGCAGAGCCGGAAGGGCTGGACAGTGTTGCCAACTTCTCGTTCGGTTTCCAACGTTTCTTTCCGCTCTCCGTGTAGTCCTTATCCGCAGGTATTCCGAGCTGACGCTGTACCATGCCGATATGCTTCGACTTGAACTGTACCAAGAAGCCCTTGCTCTTATCGCTTGTTCCGCCCAGAGCGATCATTGGACTGTCTTTCAGGACGCGCGCCCGAAAAACGGGCGGCGCATTGCGAACAGACGGACCCATGAAGGGCTTTGTGGGGCTGGTTCTGAAATAGCCCAGGTCTGCCCGGAATGCACCGGGGTCGTTCTTCATAATAGCAAGGATAGCGGTAGGCCGCCGGTTGGTGGCCTTCTGGCGCTGGCGCAGATCTTCGATCATGCGTCTGCCTGCCGCGTTCAGGTCGTAACGTTTCTTCACTTCGGTCAGCATCAGCTTGCGCGTCTGCCGGGCCGTTGTGTTTACGGCCACCTTCAACGCCGCCGGGGTTTTGTTTCCCAGTACGCCAAGAGCGCGGGTCACTTCCGCGTCATCAACGGAGACCATCAGGTTGGAAGCGTCATAGTTGGTATGGAAGTATGCCAACTTACCTCACCCTTTCCAGTTCCATGCGATACATACCCGCTTTCAGGGAGCATGATTTGATGTTGTAGATCCGTTTCTTGTCCAAGGTGATCTGCTTGCCACTCTTCGGCATAGGGCCGTAGTCCTTCTGCTTCACAAAAAGCAGCAGGTCGGCCTTGTACATACCCTGGTCAAAGGATTGCTTTGCTCCGCCCTCCCAGTGCGCCGGACGTTCAAGTACGCCGGGGTGCTGCGTGATACAGAGCATCAGCTTATCATCTATGTACCGTTCTTCCGCAAACTCGTTTGAGTTGAAGATCACGTTCTGCACATCCTGCGCAACGCATTCTTTGAACGTAGGGAACGGTTTCGGAGTTTCCGGTGTGCCGTAGTTCTGGTCAACATCCAGCATATCCGCGCTCCTTCCCGTATCAGCAGACGGTAGCAACCAGCCAGCTATCCACCTTGTCGGGGATCAGCAGCGGGTGGGTCTGCAGTTCCAGGAAGCGGCGGTCAGGACGGTGTTCCACATAAGAACGCAGCAGGCGGGTGGTCTCTGCAGTGTGCCACACCTTGTCATCGTCCAGATAGGTGCACAGACCGTATGCGCGCATGAAGTTTGCGTTGCTGGGGATCATCAGCACCATATTATCCGGGATCAGAGGCTTTGTCTCTCCGGTTTCCTCATCCAGATACACTTCGTCATAGCCGTAGATGTCCACGCCGGGCAGATTCAGGTGGCCGTAGTAGTTCAGACCGCCTTCCAGCTCCTTGGGTGCCATAGCACCAATGTCGAACCGGCGCTTGTCCATCAGATCCAGAACATTGCTGTCGCTCATAAAGTGGTTTGCGGCCAGCTTGCCCATAATCACCATGTTTGCATTTGCAAAGCCGTTGCGGCTCACCTGCCGCTTCCATTCGCGCAGGTTGCCCATGGTATCGGCAGCAGACTTACCCCACTGCTTCGTGCCCTCCAGATTGATCTTGTTGGTGAAGCCAAAGTCGATGACTTCATCCACGCCCTTGCCCTTCACCTTCAGCTGACCGGTGGTAAGTACCTGGGCTGCCATCCACTCTTCGCGGCGAGTGGTCATGTCGTTCAGCTTGTTGTATTCCTCGGTCAGCTTTTCTGCTGCACGGTCAGCAGGGGTGCGGCCGGAGTAGATATCCTCACCGGGCAGGCGCTGCAGGAACATATCTGCGGTGGTGACAGTTGCCGGGTTGATAAGCGGCGGTGCATAGGACTTGGTCTCGTAGCCCTCGTTCTGCACGATCTCGCCACCGACCATGGGATGGACGAAAGCTGCCATCTTGCGGTTGCCCTTGACGATATCAATGTCAACGTTCTTAGTGGGGAACGTCTTAACCTTGGAGAAGAAACGATCGCGCAGGAAAGTGCAGATCGGGGGTGCGGTGCGCACAGCCTCGGCCAGATACCGCGGCTCATAAATGTTGATTTCGTTTGCCATTTTTGTTTCCTCCTATCACTTCAGGAAAATGCCCAGATTGCGCAGAGGAACTTCAACGTCGTCCACGCTCACGTTATTGGGCAGCACCAGTCCGTCAGCAAAGAACTCGCCGGTCAGATAGACCGGCACTTCCTTGTTTGCGTCTGCGCTGTCAGCAGTAATGCCGTACAGGCCGGTCAGGACTGCCGTGCCTGCGCTTGCCGGTGCCGCAATAGGCTTCACCTTGCCGTCTGCAATCAGCACAGGGGCGTGTGCCTCCACAGCTTCGCTTGCGGTCTTGGTTGCCTTTGCGATACCAATGTCCACGCCAGCAATGAAATACTTCGGCGCGGTGCTGAAATCTTTTCTTGCAAGATCCATGCTCATGGTTCTTTCCTCCTTACTTCACACCGTTTGCCTTGCGGATCGCGGCCAGGAAAACATTTGCTTCCGCGTCCTTCGGATCCGGGTCAGCGGGCGGCGGATTGGTGATGTTGTTCGCGCCGGAAGTCTGGGCGTTGGCCTTTGCCTTGTCCAGATAATCCTTGCTCTGCTTCTGCTGCTTTGCCTTCATGCTGGCAATGACGGCCTTCGCAAAGGATGCGGAATCAATGGGCTTCACAAACTTCGCCTCATTCGCTTCATCCTCCGCGCCGGGCAGAGTGGCGTTTTCGATCTCCTGAATGCGGGTGCGTTCGGCATTGATAGCCTCGGTCTCGATCTTGGCTACCATATCCGGGCACGCCTTGCGGAGATCGTCCACGGTCTTGATGTCCTTAATGTCCATGTCTGTTACCTCCCCATGGGTTTTGTTCCCCGGCTGATCCGCCTGGGGTGTATTTTCAGGCTGGGCCGTGGTCTTATCCACCACCCGGCTTCTGACAAAGTTCGGTGCTTTGTTGAACGGGGTGTTCATACTGATGCTGTTGACGAACAGGATGCCGTTACGGTTCTCCACAACAGAATCGTCCGCTTCGTCGTCCACCTCGTCCACAAAGCCCTTCTCCTTGGCTTCCGTTGCCGTCCACCAGTTCGTTTCATCCATCCACTTGGCACATTCGTCCTCGGTCTTGCCGGACTTCTTGGCGTACAGGGTGACGATGCTGCTGCGGATGGTTTCCAGTGCTTTCAGGCAGTTGTTGAGATCCTCTGCGGTCAGGTAATCGCAGACACCCATACTGACCGGATGCACCATGTAGCTGCTGTCTGCCGCCGCCACCACCTTGTCTGCATGGCAGGCAACAATGGTTGCTGCACTGGCACACAGGCCGTCGATGTGGGCGGTCACGGTGGCCGCGTTGCGTTCCAGCATATTGCCAATGGCCTGTGCTGCAAACACATCACCGCCACCGGAGTTGATGTACACGGTGATTTCTTTCACATCGCCCAGGGCGGCAAGGTCATCCGCAAACCGTTTCGGGGTCGCGGCATCTTCCCACCAGCTGCGCTCGGAAATATCGCCGTAAAGCAGAAGTTCCGCCTTCTGGTCATCACCGGCTAGATTGCGGAACTGCCAAAACTTATCATTTGTCATCTTCTGGTTCGTCCGGGAATTGGGTTTGCTCATTTAGCCCTACCTCCTTCATTTTTTCCATTTCGCTCTTGCGCTGCCTCATGTTTGCCCGCCAGTTTCCACCGGTCATCTGTGCAGTTTCCTGCTCATTTGTGCTGATGCCCTGCTGAACACGCAGAATCGCCGCCTCGATTTCTTTCTTGGCATCCAGATTGGTGCGTGCAGGACCGTTCCATGTGCAGCCCATGTAGGCTTTCGCCACAGCCTGGTCGTCAAAGAAGCCGGGCGCATTGATGCGCCCACGGGCTACTGCCTCGGCAAACCATTTTTCGTAGGCCGGCTGGCAGAAGTCCGCTGCAAAGCTATCCCGCAGCACACCGCAGGTTCGCCAAAACTCGTTCAGTGCGCCGCGGCTTGCGGAATAGTTGGAACTGAATTTCTTGTAAAGCACCTCACTTGGGATCTCTACGCCGGTCGCTACCTGATTGGACATGGCCGACATGAAGCCGTCAAAGGTCGTGGTCGGATGCTTCGGGTCGAACGTATCCGTGCTCTCTCCCGGTGCAAGGTCGAACACCGCGCTCGGTGCAAGGTCGATGCCCAGTTCATCGGGCGGGGTGTTCGGGTCCTCCGCCTTATCCGCCGGTTCCTCGCCGAACGGTGCCTGACTGGTCGGGTTTTCATGCTTGATAAACAGCGTGATGGACGATGCCACGATAGCCGCCGCCAGCTCTGCTTCTGTGTATCTGCCCATCTGTTTCAGCGTGGGCAGCACCGGAGCCAGCAAGGGCACGCCGCGCCGCTGCCCGGCACGCTCCCTCTGTGTGACGCACAGAATGTTCGGCTCTCCCGTTTCGGGGTCGCGGGCTTCTACCCGCGTCCATGTCAGCGGCACCGTGCTGTCGTAAGCCAGCGGATGCCGACTTGCTATCCAGTACGCCACCACCGCGCCGTCCCGGTTCGTTTCCACGCCCTGCACGATCTGGAACACGTCATGCTTGTCTATCGTGCAGGGTGCCATTATGTCCGTGCGGTCAGGGCTGCAAATCAGATCAGCCTCGATCAGGCGCAGCCGCAGAGCATACGGCCAGTGCGGATGTTCGTCGAACTGCACCACCGCAAACACATCGCCGTTCATCAGGAAACTGGTGAACGCCAGCGTCTGCAACCGCCAGAAGTTATCCATGCCAGCAGCATCGCAAAGGGTGCTGTCCGCCCAAAGTTCAAATTCGCGGGAGATCTGCGCCTGCAATCTGTCTGCCTGTTCCTCGTTCAAGTGCAGATAGTCCGCATCCACCTGCGGGGTCGGCACAAGGCCGCTGCCCACCACGTTGGTGCGCAGGGTCTTGATGGCACCCGTTGCCAGAGGGATGCCCATATAAGCATCCCGGCTCCGTTTGCGCAGAATATCAAGATTATCTTCGATATCCTCTTTTGCGCTGCCGCCGCCAACGTGCCAGCTTCGCATAGCGCGGGAAATGCGGCTTGCTCCGTAGTTTCCGTAGCCGGTGCCGTTGTTCATGACGGACAGTGCGGCGCGTGCCACAGCGCGGCGATACCCCTTTTCGGGGGAGATTGCCGCAATGGCCTTATCAAGGAAATTCGCCATGTGCTCCACCTTCCTTACACGTCATGCGGAGAGAAGTGGTAGATCCGGTTTCTGCCCCGGCCCCTTTCCTCCGCTTCCGCTTCAGCCACTTTCTTTTCCCAGAAAGCAATGCTTTCCCGGATCTGTTTCAGGCTGGCGCGGGTCAAGACCATCTGCTCGATCTGGTAGCTCTGCCCGGTCGATACGGCAGCCTCAGCTTCCAGCCACATATCAAGGTGCCGCTGGGCGGTCTCTTTTGAAATAACAGGCATTGGTTAGATACCTCCCGATCTCCTTCTGCGGTACTGGCGCTGTTGTGCAGGACGCTGTGCATCCTCACCGGGGATTTCCAGACCGGGCGGGTTGCTGATTTCCAGCGCAGCCGTCGCGTAGTTCCGCACGTCAAATGCTTCGTTACGTTTCTGCGCCGGATCCTTCAGCTCCCACCGTTCCACTTTGCGGCCAGACTTCCAGCGTGTGACCTTGTGTTCCGCAGTAAGCATCTTGAAATAATTTTCGTCATACCCGGCATCTTCTGCCGCCGGGAAGTGGCAGTAGTTTGGGCCTTTGATAAGCACTTTCAGCCGGGCAAGGACGTGGTTCTTGCCGGTGTCAACGCCCAAGGTGAACAGTTCGCCCTTGACGCGGTTGTTCTGAGTGGGGTTGCGCAGGTAGGGTACGTCCATGCCGCCGCGGCCTTTGATGGCCCAGATATGCCGTTCCTCCCGTTCTTTGCAAAACCGGATGACCTGATCCGGGAAGTGGCCGCCACTGTCCATGCAGACAGACCGCAGGGACAGTTCCGTGCCGTCTTTCTTTTTCCATGTACGGGAAAGGAACTCGTCCAAGTCTGCCCACACCTGACCGCGTTTCAGGTCGCCGTAGATGCGTTGGTACCGGATGCCCCAGCTTTCTCTGCCGATACCCCAGCCCACCACTTCGGCCTCGAATCGGTTATCCTGGGTATCGACACCAGCCGTCAGGTACACTACGCCGTCCGGGACTTCGGCCTCGTAGAACTCGCGGCGGTCCAGCAGGTTGTTTGCCTCCACCGCTTCGCCCGGTTCCTCCCACGGCAAGCCCAGGTCGGTGTTCACAAAGACCTGCATCTTCTCGTAATCGCCGCGCTGTGCATCCAGGGCAGCGGCAATAAAGTCCTCCACGATTTTGTCCCACCCGCAGAGGGTGGAGCCGATCTTGTTCATGTGGAAGCCCCGCACAGACCGTTCCGGGTGTTCTGCGTGCCACTTTCCTTGCAGGCTGTTTTTCTTCCAGCGGTATTCGTTGTCAAGGCAGCCACACTCGGCACAGCGGTATTGCACGCCGCCTTCCGGCCACTTTTCCTTGTCGAACACCATGTTGTCCCAAACAAAGGGCTGATAAAAGCCGCAGTTCGGGCAAGGCACCGTCCATTCCTCTTGGGTGGATGCGTTGAACTCGTCCAAAATGCGGCTGTTGTTTTTGTCGGTGGGGGTCGATACCAGCACCGTCTTGTAATCCCAGTAGGTCGTTTGACGCTGCTCGGCCAGCATGACCGGGTCGCCTTCTTTGCCGGCGCTGGCTTTGTAAGCGTCCACCTCGTCCGCCAGCAGCACCTTGATGGGGCGGCCGCGCAGATCGGTCGGGGCGTTTGCGCCAACGATGGTCAGTTGACCACCGGCGAAGTTCTTTTTCATGATCGTGTTGCCAGAGTAGCGGCTCTTGTTATCCACAAGGCCCCGAAGCACCGGAGTGTCCCGGATCATAGTTGCCAGACGGTCTTTGCTGAAGCTCTCACCCAGGTTCACCGTAGGCTGCACAATCATGATAGGGGCCGGGTAGTAACTCATGTAGTACCCTATGGTGTTCAGGATCAGGCCGTCCGTCTTGCCGGACTGGGCGCACATCATGGCTACCACCTTGCGGATATGGACATCCCCGATGGCATCCATGATCTCCCGCTGGAAAGGTGCGTTGTCCGTATTCCAACGGCCTTGTGCTGCGGATGCTTCCGCCGACAAGCGGCGGTAGTTATCTGCCCACTGACTAAGGGTCAGGTTCGGGGGCGGCTTCAGCGCACCCAGTGCCCGGCTGAACATCTGTGCAGTCTGCGGTTCCAGGTGGATCATTGCCATTGTTGCCGCCGCCTTTCATGACACAGCTGCCGAACGGGCAGAACTGCTGGATCTCATTCAGCCGGGTTCCCCAGACACAACCCCGGCATTTATTCTTCCTGCTCATCTTCGGGTTCCTCCCCCGCTGGTGCTGCCAGCGCAATTTCGGGGTCACTCAATTCCACAAGTGCTTCCTGCACTGCTTTTTGCAGAATATCGTGGGCTTCCGCCGGGTCGGTCAGCTGGGCCATGGTACTTGCGTACTTAGTCGGGATGGTTTCCAGCCGGTTCTTGAAATTTGCAAAGATGGTTTTCAGGGCGCGTTCTACGTCCTCGGTGCGGTGCAGGTCGCCTTGGGCTTCCTCCATCCGCATTTTCTCGATCTTGCCGCGGGTTTCCTCCCGCTCGGCACGGGCAGCAACAAGACGGGCTTGATCGTCTTTGTTGCCGATCTTGAAGTTCAGGTATTGCCGGACGCAGACCTTCATGTCAAAGACACCGGGCCGGACTTCGGACAGCACGCCCTGATCCCGCAGGTTCCGCACCTGACGGTCAGTGATACCCAGCCATTCGCCAACGGCCTTACTCGTGTACAGCATCTTTGTCACCGTCCCCCGGTTCTCCGATCTCGCCGGTCGCCCGGATGCGCAGCAGTTCAAGCCGCTGCTGTTCGGTTTCCAGGTGCAGCTTGTCCATTTCGTTTTTCTGCATCTGGGCTGCCGCAGACAGGATGCGGCCATGAATTTTGTTCAAGGCTTCCTGCAGCTGCAAGATACGCTGTGCCGGGGTCTCCTTCTGATACATACCGATCTGCTGGTTTGCGCCGTCCCGCTTCCGCTTGCCACGTCCGCCGGGTACTCGCATATCCATGACGCTGGATGTAATCATCTGGTCAGGCGGTAAAGCCTGATACTCTTTGATCTTGTCCAGAATGTACTTTTCCCGGAGCAGCAGTACACCGATTTCGTGGGAAGTCAGCTCGGTGCTGTTCCGAGGCGCATTCTCTACGATCTGTTTTTCTTCCGGGGTGAGCTTGTCAAAGAAGATGGTTGCATAGGCTCCATCCTTCATTGCATTCTCATTCCCGACAGGTGCCCCGCCGCCGGGGTTGCCCGCGGCGTTTTTGTTTCCCGGCTGTCCGCCGGGCTTCCTGGGTGCGGGCGGGCCCCACCCGTCCTTTGCCTTCCAGCGACGGACCGTATCATATTTAAGATGGAGATCGTCCGCCAGCTGTCGAAGATTCACTTCTCCGTCCTTCTCCATCCGGGCAATGTACTCAGCGCGGGCGGCATCGCGCTCATCGCTTCGCCTTGCCATTTGGTTTTCCTCCAATAAAAAATGCCCCGTCTGGCAAATCATCCAGGCAGAGCATTCAGTTTCGCCGCCGGTCCTGCGGCATTTCTTCGGGTCGCTTACAACTTGTAAGCAACAGTGTATGAAAAAGGCCCCTCGGTTCGCCGCCGTGGGGCCTCTCTCCATAATTCCACTGTACTAAGTATAGCACCAAAACCGTCTTATAACGTCTTATCTTTTGCCGGTTGGGGCTTTCAAATGTAAACACTTTATGACATAGCCACCATTTTGCCAGCCCCGGCAAGATGGTCTATCCCGATTTTGTTGACCTCAACAAGATCACACCGGAATGATTTGTTGGCACCGGCAAAACGTGAGTTGCGTACAAATTGTAAGCGTCCACCATCCCGGTGACGTTACCGCCATGTTCGCCCCGGACTTACATTTTTTAACCTGTACCCCCTTTTTCGGGTGCCAAAACGCGGAAGCCCTTCAAAAAATTTTGCACCTAGAAATATTTTGGGGCTTCGGAACCCGCACCGCGCCCGCCGGCGGGGGGGCAGTACCTTTCCGGCGGCGGGGCCGGACGGGGCGACGGCAG